ATCGACGCGCAGAAGTCTGTTTTTATGGTGTCAAAATTGAATGAGGAATCTAGGAAGTAAAGAAAATGGCTAAAGGACGAAGGCCCGCACCGCAGGCACTAAAGCAAAAAAGAGGCACGGCACGAAAGGACCGAGCCCCAAAAAACCCGGTAAGCACTACGGTAAGTAAGCCCGTAAATAAAGCGCCTAGCTTCTTAAAAGCAAAGGGGAAGCTAATGTACGAGCGAAGCGTAAGCCACTTACATAGTATGGGCCTGCTTAGCCAAATAGACGATACAGCTCTAGAGCTTTTAGCTATGGCTTACCAGGAATGGTACAGCGCAGAGCTCAAGCTACAAAGGGAAGGCCGTATATATGAAACCTTCAGCAGCAACGGAGCTAAAGTATTAAAGGCGCATCCAGCGGCAGCGCAAAGCGCGGACGCTTGGAGGCGTATAAGAATGATGCTAATAGAATTTGGTTTAACGCCTGCGAGTAGATCCAAGCTAGAGCGCCCGGAAGGCAGAACTTTAGACATAGACGATATTATAGAAATGTAAGCTAATGAAAACAGTAAACAGTTTAAGCGGTGGTAAGACTAGTAGCTACATAGCTGCTAACTACCCAGCAGATTATAACGTATTTAGCTTGGTAAGAGTAGAGGATCCTAACTGTAAGTTTAAAGACGAGAAAGTAAGGCAGCTAGTCGAGGATAAACTACAAGCTCCATTTATAGGGACGGTAGAAGACGATACTATAATATACACTATGCTAGACTTAGAGCAGTATATAGGCAAGCCCATAAACTGGGTAACGGGTTTAACATTTGATGAGGTAGTAAAAACTAAAGGCGGCTGGCTTCCTAATAAACTGCACAGGTACTGTACTACCAATATGAAGCTTATACCAATATTTAACTGGTGGTATAAAAATATAAATGAACCAGTAGAAATGCGTATAGGCTTTAGAGCTAATGAGCATAGAAGAGCTAAATCAATGATAGAGCGCAAAAATTCTAGAGGACTCTTAGAAATAAAAGCTACTGTAGAAAAGCACCCAAACGGCAAAAATAAGTGGGAGGTGTTTGAATGGCAAGCTCCAGCCTTTCCTCTTATTGTAGACAATATTTATAAGGATAATGTTGAGGAGTATTGGAAGGATAAGCCAGTACGTTTTGCTTGGATGAATAATTGTGTGGGGTGTTTTCATAGAAACGAAATACTATTAAAAAAAATGTGGGAAAAGCACCCTAGTAAAATGCAATGGTTCGCAGATCAAGAAAAGGGAAGGGGTACACGTGGAATATGGAAACACGGGACCGGCACTACTTACGAAAAAATCAAAGACTACAAATTACAAGTAGAACTCTTTGAAGACGATTTTAACGAATGCGATAGCGGCTATTGCGGCTTATAACTATGTACGATAAACACAAAGCAGAGAGAGTAATAAAGTTTATAGAGCGCATTACTACCCATACGAAAGGAGAGCTAGCGAAGCAGCCCTTTATGTTAGAGCCTTTTCAAAAGCAAGTAATAAGCGATATATTCGGCAACGTGAACGAGGACGGCCTCCGCATAACGCGGGAGGCCTTCCTCTTTTGGCCTCGTAAGAATGGTAAGACTAATTTCTTAGCAGCTCTAGGGCTGTACCTTTTAGTAGCTGACAATGAACCCGGCGCGGAGATAATAGTATGTGCAGCGGACCGGGGCCAGGCTGGAATGATTCACGAAATTCAAAAGCAGATGGTGCTACAGTCTCCTTTGCTAATGGATAAGGTAAAGGTATACCGTAACAGTATAGTAGGTAAAGACGGAAGCTTTATACAAGCTCGAAGCGCTGACGCTGATACTGCCCACGGTTATAATGCTCACGCGGTTTTGTTTGACGAGCTCCACAGCCAACCGAATAGGGAACTTTACGACGTAATGAAGACGGCGAGCGGAGCGAGGAGGCAGCCGCTTTTTTTTAGCATATCTACAGCAGGAACGAATAAGGAGAGCATTTGCTACGAGGTATACGACTACGCTAAAAAGGTTAGGGACGGTATTATAGAAGATCCGACCTTTTACCCGCATATCTTTGAAGCTGACGAGGAGGACGATATTTATAGCTCTAAGACTTGGAAGAAAGCTAACCCCGGTTACGGCATAACGATAAAGGAGGACTATATAAAAGCGCAAGCGCAAAAAGCTAAAGCGCTAGTAACCTATGAGAACACTTTTAGGAGGCTGCACTTGAACCAATGGACTACGAGTGAGGTACGCTGGGTAAGTGATGAGGATTTTATGAGCTGTAGCGAGGAGTACAATATAGAAGACTTAAAAGGTCGAGACTGCTACGCAGGCTTAGACCTTGCAAGTACTGAAGATTTGACGGCGCTAGTATTGGTCTTTCCTCCGGTCTATGAGGGAGAGCCTTTTAAAACTTTGGTTTGGTCCTGGGTAAGTGAGGCGGCAGTAGATAGAAGGCAAGGTAAGAGCGGAGCGGACTATAACGCTTTTATAAGTACTGGCGAGCTAGACGTAACGGAGGGCAACGTAACCGACTACCGCTATATAAGTAAGGTGGTTTACGAGGTAGCGGAGCTGTTTAATATACGGGCCATAGCTTACGATAGATGGAACTCTAGCAGCCTTATAGCGGACTTAGCGGAGGAAGGGCTACCGGTGGAGCCTTACGGCCAAGGCTTCGCAAGTATGAGCCCAGCTATTAAGCAGCTAGAAATATGGATAAGGAGCAACCAAATAGCTCATAATAATAATAGGCTGCTACGGTGGTGCGTTAGTAATGTGCAGGCTAAAAGCGATCCGGCAGGTAATTTAAAGTTTGACAAAGCTAAGAGCACGGATAAAATAGACGTCGCGCAAGCTTGGGCTATGGCTGTAGGGATATGGTTAGTAAAGCATAGGACCGACGACGAGGAAGGCAGTATATACGACGAGCGGGACCTAATTATATTATAATGACGGTAGAAGAAGCTAAAGAACTAACTTTTTTTTTAATGGATAAAAAAATAGTAGCCTTTCCGCAGGTCAGTAATGGCGGGGCTTGCGTTAATATATTGGTAGAGGGAGAATGCTATACCCTAAAAATAAATGAAAACTTTTACGGGAAAACTTGCGTAAAATAGTAGAAGGCCTTAGATTTACACCAGTAATAACAACAACAACTACTACAAATGAAAGAGTTAATTCAATTTTTCGAATATGTAAAAAGCTTTTACGGAATAGACGGAATCTATCCTATTAACTGCAAAGAAGAAAGTATTTTTCAAGCTTGCGCTTTATACTATGGTAATACAGCTAATACTGAGGACTGGGGTTACGGTGATAGCTTGGACCGTGAGAGAGTAAGAGACATACTTTTTAATAAAGGTTTTACTTGGATATGAAACTAAAGAGAGTAATCCAATACGCCGGCGCTGAGATCTTAGAGACTCAGCCCGGCTCTTTTACCGCCTTACCGAATACACCAAGCTTCTACGGAAGCCGCAAGTTTAACAGCTTAGAAAAAGCTAAATTTTATTTAAAGCAATGGCAAAGAAAGTAATAACCCAGGACCAAAGAGACGCGAGGACGCTCTTAATAATAGTAGCTAGCGGGCTGCTATTCTTCCCAGCTATGAATCTACTATTTAAAGCTATGAGCTTTATACAGTACATTCTTTTAGGTTATGTCTATTAAGATAGGTTACTACTGCGAAGCTTGCGCTATTTATACGGAAGCTGGAGAGGATCCGCAAGCCTGCGAAGCTTGCATAGAAAAGGAATACGAAAACGCTATATTATTTATATGAGAATTATTTTAGTAGAGTCTAAGAGCTCTAGAAGGGTAGAAGGCTTTAGGACACTTACCAAAGCTTGTAAGGCCTTAAACTTAAATTACAGTACATTAACCAAGGTTATTAACTCCAAGTGCAACTACTACGAGAATGACCGCTTTAAAATTACTAGGCTGCCTATACAATAAAAAACGCAACCAAACAAGAAGTAAAGACTTTTTTTTGTATATTTGCATAAAGTATACACTTCTAAGTTTTGGCAGAAAATAAAAACCCTGGGCTATTAGCCCGCTTATTTAGAAGCTCCCCGGAAAACCCCAGCACTAGTTTAGCTAACCCTGCTGCGTGGCTTACGGGGCTTTTTGGTACTAGCAAAACGGGAGTACAAGTAAGCGAAGACAACGCGCTAACCTTTAGCGCTGTTTACGCAGCCGTAAGGATCATAAGCGAAACAATAGCTAGCATACCTCTAAACGTATATAAAGCAGACGGCGAAACCCGCGTAAAAGCGGTAGGCCATCCAATCCAAAAGCTATTAGCAGAACAGCCAAATAGCGTGAGCTCTACCTTTACTTTTCGTGAATGTATGGCGGCTAACTTGGTACTTCACGGCAACAGCTACGCAAAAATAGAAATGAACGGAGCCGGCAGGCCCGTATCTTTAACGCCTCTTAATCCTTTACTAGTAGAGGTTAAAATAGTAGACGGCGAAAAGGTCTATATATTCGATAAAAAGCACACGTACTTAGACTACGAAGTTTTACACTTTGTAGGGTTAAGCTTCAACGGCCTAACGGGTAAGAGCCCTATAACGGTAGCACGCGAAGCCGTAGCTATTGGGCTAGCGGCCCAAGAGTACGGCGCACGCTTTTACTCTAATGGAGCGAATACCGGAGGGGTTATTACTTCTCCTGGCCGTTTATCTTTAGAAGCTATAAACCGACTAAAGCAGAGCTGGAATAGAGCTAACGCAGGCTTGAGCTCGTCTCACGGTACGGCTATCCTTGAGGAAGGTATGAAGTACGAGAAGGTAGGACTAGATCCGGAGGCGGCCCAGTTCTTACAGTCTCGTAAATTCCAAGTAAACGAAATAGCAAGAATCTTTAGAATACCTCCGAGCTACTTAGCGGACCTTGAGAACTCAAGCACTAGAGCTAACGTAGAGCAGCAGAGTATAGTATTCGTTAGGGACTGTCTACAGCCTTACGTTAGACGTATGGAAGTAGAGCTAAACCGCAAGCTATTTAGAGAGGACGAAAGTAACTACTACGCTTACTTTACCCTAGAGGGTTTAATGCGAGGAGACCAAAAGGCAAGGTATGAAGCTTACGCTACTGCCCGCCAATGGGGCTGGCTATCGGTAAACGATATTAGGGACCTAGAGAACCTTAACCCGGTAGAGGGTGGAGATATTTACCTACAGCCTTTAAATATGGTCCAAAGCGGAAAGGATAACACTAACGTAGACGCCGACTAAATGCCCTGGACCGACTACCCACAAGCCGCAGTAGATAACGCTAAGAGAGCTCTAAAGATCCGTGAGGAGGAAGGGACCGACTGCGGTACGCCGGTAGGCTGGGAGTCAGCCCGAATAATAGCGAATAAAGAAGCTATAACAAAGCAGCGCCTACCTCGTATTTACAGCTTTTTATCTAGAGCTAAAGTTTACGATAAAGGACGTTTTAAAGACGAGGACGGTAAACAAATCTGCGGCTCTATAATGTACGCAGCTTGGGGCGGTGATGAAATGCACCGCTGGGCAGAAAGAACCTTAAACAATATGAAAGAAGAAAAAAGCGAGCGCCATATAAAGAAGGTAGAAGAAACAGCTACCGAGATTATTATAACTTACGGCAAATCGGAACCAATGGAGGAAGCCGGCTATAAAGAAGACGAGGACCGAGCGGGAGCCGACGAGGTAAACGTAGGCGACTTCGTAAGCTGGAATAGCTCCGGAGGACGTAGCCAAGGGGTTATAGTAGAAGTAGAGCGTAACGGACAAATAGAAAGCGATAGCGGTTTTAAAGTAAACGGAACTGCGGAAGATCCGGCAGCGCTTATAAGTATTTACGAATACGATAGCGAAGAGCAAGCTTTCGTAGAGCGTAAGCCGCCGCTAAGAGTGGCGCACCTATTCAGCACGTTAACGAAAGTAGACGGCGCAGAGGTACGCAGTAAAGAGAACTTAGTAGAGCAAAGAAGCTACAACAGCGAAACGCGAGCTTTAGAGGGAAGAACGGTAGAAGGTTACGCTAGTGTATTTAATTCAATGAGCGAGGACTTAGGAGGCTTTAGGGAGATCATACTACCAGGAGCTTTTAAGAACGCTTTAAACGACGATATACGAGCGCTCTATAACCACGATAGTAATTACCTGCTAGCTAGAACTGCTAGCGGTACGTTAGAAGTTAAGGAGGACGATAAAGGCCTTTACTATCGTTTTGAGATGCCTAACACTAGCTACGGTAATGACTTACTAGAGCTTTATAAAAGAGGAGATTTAACACAGTCTAGCTTTGGCTTTACTGTGGACAAGGATAGCTGGCGCCTAGAGGACGGCCAGCACGTAAGATATATAGAGAGCGTAAGTTCTTTATTTGACGTCAGCGCCGTAGTTTACCCGGCGTACGTACAAGCCTCAAGCGGACTACGCAGCGCCGAGCCTAACGGCGAAGGCGAAGCGGAGGAAGCAAGAGAGACACCCAAAGAGGAGGTAAACTTGAATTTATATAATGCTTTAATTAAACTAGCTAAAAATGAACGCTAAACAATTGCGCGAAAAACGCGCTGCTCTTATTGAGCAAATGCAAGGAATGGTAGCGGCTGCTAAAGCAGAAGGCCGTAACCTTTCAAACGAGGAAAACGAAAAGTTCGACACTATCAACAACGAAGTAGACGAGCTCCGCGCTTCTGCTACTCGTATCGAAAGAGCCGAAGAACTTAAAAAAGAACTAGCTTCTAAAGCTGACGAGGTACGCGACAATGCGACACCTGCTAAAGTAGAAGCGCGCGACGCTTTTAACGCTTACTTACGTAGAGGCGTTAACGGTCTAACACCAGCAGAAGCTAACGCTTTAGGTGAATTGCGTACTGGCGCAGATAACGCGCAAGTAACTACTAACGACGGTTTAGGAGGCTTCCTAGTACCGGAGAACTGGAGCGACTTTGTAAGCGTTACCGAGTTATTTAAATCGGACATTGAGCAA